CACGCACAACAATGGAACGTAAAACGGCTTGGACACCTCCGTCTTTACTTCCAGTTCCAAGACAAGTAGAAGGCACTTCTTATCGCTGGATCAGAAAGATGATGCAGGGACAAGTAGATGACCGGAATATGATGTCTAAACAAGAAGAGGGCTGGATTCCTATTAAAAGAGAAGATCACCCGGAATTGCAGTATTCGGGTAGGACTACAGGACTCGTCGAAACAGGCGGATTAGTGCTTTGCAGTATGCCTACGGACTTTGTGAACCAGCGGAATGCTCATTACCGCAAGATCACAGATGCCCAGACAGCCGCTGTAGACTCTAATCTAATGAGAGAAAATGATCCTCGTATGCCTCTTTTCAGTGAGCGCAAGTCGTCCACAAGCAGAGGCAGAAGAGACTAAAGGAGTATTTAAATGGCTTACCCTACTATAAATGGACCTTATGGGCTAAAACCCATAAACCTGATCGGTGGACAAGTATATGCTGGAGCCACTCGTCAGATGGAAATTGAACCAACATACGCTACCAACATTTTTTACGGTGATTTCGTAAAGAGAGTTGTCGGTGGATTTGTTGAGCTTGATGACGGAACGACCGCTAACACCCCAGTCGGTGTGTTTCTTGGTTGCACCTACGTCAGCGCAGTAACGAAACAGCCGGTTCAATCGCAATACTACCCAGCTTCAGTTTCGGTTCAAGCAAATACCGAAATCTACGCTACTGTTGCAGATGATCCTGACACCTTGTTCCAAGTCGCAGTTTGCTCAAGCGGAGTTGTAATGGCTACCGTTACGCAAAACGCAATTGGCACAAACATGTCAATTCTGGCAACCGCTGGTAACACAGCTACCGGAAACAGCAACTTTTCCGTTCTAAGCAGCTCACCAGCAGCTACCAATACGTTCCCAGTACGGGTTATCGATGTTATTCCTGCAACAGCTCCTTCGGCTGGCAACTACGCTGAAGTAATTGTTAAGATTAACTTCGGTATTCATCAGTATAACAATGCAACAGGTTTGGCTTACGCCTAAAAGGAGTTACTTAAATGGCTGCTATATCACGCGCACAACTGCTAAAAGAGTTACTCCCGGGGCTGAATGCCTTATTTGGTTTGGAGTACGCTCGTTACGGCGAAGAACACAAAGAGATTTTCGAAACAGAAACCTCTGAGCGTTCCTTCGAAGAAGAAACAAAACTGGCTGGCTTCTCAGCAGCACCTGTCAAGAACGAAGGCTCTGCCATCGCTTACGACAATGCTCAAGAAGCTTGGACCTCACGCTATCAACACGAAACTATCGCTCTTGGTTTCTCGCTGACTGAAGAAGCAATCGAAGATAACTTGTACGATTCTCTCTCAGCTCGTTACACCAAGGCTTTGGCTCGTGCTATGGCATACACCAAGCAAGTTAAGGGCGCGAACATCCTGAACAACGGATTTTCAGGCTCTTACCCCGGTGGTGACAATGTTGCATTGTTCAGTAACGCACACCCATTAACCGGTGGCGGCACAAACAGCAACATTCCATCTACCCCTGCTGACTTGAACGAAACGTCCTTGGAAGCGGCTGTTATTCAGATCGCTGCTTGGACTGACGAACGTGGTTTGCTGATCGCCGCTAAACCTCGCAAGTTGGTTGTTCCTCCTTCACTGATGTTCGTTGCAACCCGTATTCTGGAAACAGAACTGCGTACCGCAACTGCTGACAATGACATCAATGCATTGAAGAACAACGGTTCGATCCCCGGTGGATATTGTGTCAATCACTTCTTGACCGACACCGATGCATGGTTCCTGACCACAGACGTACCTAACGGTCTGAAGCACTTTGTGCGTTCACCATTAGCTCAGTCGATGGACGGAGACTTTGATACGGGCAACGTCCGCTACAAGAGCCGTGAGCGTTATAGCTTTGGCTGGTCAGATCCTCTCGGAATGTTTGGTTCCGAAGGTCAAGCATAAGTAGTATTTGTGCTAGTTTGGGGGACTTCGGTCCCCCTTTCTTTTTGTCCCTTGACACTGTTTATATAAGGTGATAAAAAGATAATAACCAAGAACCCCGACTCATACAGACTGGCTTGGCAGACGTTATAGAGACTGTATGGGCATGTGCTATAACACAAATAGGAGCCATAATCATGGCAGCAACACATTTTACCGGTCCCGTATTTTCTCAGAATGGATTTGTAGTTGGCGCAAGCGAAACTCCTTACGAGACAGTTTCCTCTACAGCCGCAGGCACTCCTTCAGCCGCTCTGACTGCAACGATTAACCCTACGGCTGCCTTTGGTAGCTCTACAGTACTTGAGCCTTCTAGCGCTCAAGGCGTTAAAGGTCAGGTTTATTCAACCGCCAATCAATCAACAACAAGCACCTATTACATTGGCGTAATGGGTCGTTACCTGATGTCTGGTACAAATGCTTCTACATACCCTAAAGTCGGTGTGATGGGCGTTGTTGGTGACTCTACTGATACCGCTGATGCAGCAGTTATGGCTTTCATTGATGGCGATGGTGGAGAGTCTTCTGCCCGTGCAGGCTTCGGCATTGCAATGACCAACAGCACAGCAGGTTCTGGCTTTACATACGGTCTGGACTTGAAGATGCAAGACCCAGTTGGTGGTGGCGGTTCTATCAAAGCCTACAAAACGGCTGAGATTCGCCTAGCTAATGATGCTGCCGCCGCTCCTGTTGTCATCAAGGTAGGTAATTTTGTTGATGGCGCTGCTTCTGGTGTAGGCAAAGGTTCGTTAGGTATTGATTCTACTGATGGACTATTGTTTGTATCTGATGCTTCTGGCAACTGGCAAGCTGTTACTGTCTAATGCTGACTCATGAAGATCCAGAAGTCGCTACGATTGTGGCGCTTCTGGAAGCCCAAAGAGACTATGCAATGGGACATGCCGCCAAACTCGCTAAAGAAAATGCTGAGTTAATAGCAAAGATTAGCAGACTTGAGGCATCTAAACCGGCGTAGTCTCACCCTACAGGAGATTGATCATGGGTATGCAGTATGATGTATTAGCCTCACTCCCTTTGACGGCAGATGGGCAACTAGAAAACCAAGCAGCAGAGAGCCTTGGACGGATTCGCATCAAAGCTATTTACGGAACCTCTGGAGCTACCGCTGGGACCATTTCTTTTTATAATGGCACAAGCAATTCCGATCCTTCAGTTATTCTTCTTCCTACTCCAGCCGCAGCAAATCAAGGCGCATTCTTCTTGCTTATTCCCGGAGAAGGAATCTTGGCTCAGGATGGCGTATATGTAGACACCGGAACTGCTGCATCAGTAATCGTTATTTACGGGTAAAGCATGGAACCGCAAACATTGATCAACCTAGGGGTTGGGGTTATTCTGACAATAGTCGGATGGCTCTCCAGACAGCTCTGGGATGCGGTAGAAAGAATGAAGGCAGACATTAAGAATATCGAGATAACCCTTCCTTCGCATTATGCGAGGAAGGACGACATCCAATGCAGGTTTGATAAAGTTGAAGTGATGCTAGAAAAGATCTTCGACAAGTTAGACCTTAAACAAGATAAGGCATAAACATGGCAGACCACGCCGCATATACCGCAGGATTGAATAAATCGACTCCATCAGAAGAAGAACGCAAAGAGATGCAGCGTATCCGTGATGAAGCTGCAATAGATAGGAATACCGACCTTGGGTATGAAAGGGCTACACGGGCTACTCCTCCTGCTGGCATGACTCCTGTTGGTCCGCCACGCAGTCAGCCTATTCGTAGAGCTAAGGGCGGGATGATCTCCGCTTCTAAGAGAGCGGACGGCATTGCAACCAAAGGTAAAACTAAAGGACGGATCATATAATGGAGCAGCCCCGCGATACCGGAAGAGGTCCAGTGCTGGCAAGGGCGGTAGAGTATGCAGCAAATTCGCCGGGAAGAGGTCCGGTGCTGGCTAAGATGGTGAAGCTGGGAGAAGAAGATCCCGGTCCGGGTCCAGTTCTAGCGAAAATGCTAAGGATGAATGAATATGGGTATAGCAAGGGCGGTTCAGTAAAGTCATCAGCCTCTAGAAGGGCTGACGGAATCGCCACTAAAGGCAAGACAAAAGGCAGGATGATCTAATGAAGGCTAAGAGATATGATATGGGTGGATCTGTAAATGGCGGCACTCCTAATCCGTCTCCATTGCTTTCTATTAACGCACCTGACAATTCAACACCGGCTCAAAAGCCGGGGTTCTTGAGCGTAGCTCCACCGGTCGGCATGAAGAAAGGCGGATCAGTTAAGGGTGTACGGGGTGGCGGGATAGAATCAAAGGGCAGAACAAAAGGAAGGTTCGTCTAATGGGTGCTTTAGCTAATATGGGATACGGCGCTATGCTGGGTCCAGATCTCCAGAAGAAGATGACCAAGCCGTTTGATAAGGCATTGTCAGCTACAGAGATGGACGAGCCTAATAAAGAAATGATGAAAGAAGCCGGATACAAGAAAGGCGGGTCAGTTTCCAAAAGAGCTGACGGCATTGCAACTAAAGGTAAGACCAGAGGGAGAATTGTATAATGAGTTCATTGCAGCCTCTCTTTAATCAGATGGGGGACAAGCCGCCAGCAGCCCCTGTAGCTTCTCCAGCTCCTCCGGCTCCATACGACCCAGATCCTTACTACGGGACGAATACCAAGACTCCTGCGGGAGTGGGTTCATCCCCAGCACCAATAGGGGGATCTTTTTCGGGGGCGTATCCTGCAGTAGTGCCATCGGCTTCTAAGCCAATTTCTGCACCGAATACTCAGTTATCTGGCGCTCTTGCAGCGGGTTTGGGTCAGCCAAACGCTCCTGCAGCCCCTCAGCAGCCTCAATTCAATCCGTTCATGCAAACCTATGGACAGAACAATACGCCGCAGCAGCAGATGTTTAATCGCTTCCAGCCGCCGCAGCAACAATTCCGTCAGCCAGTAGCGCAGCCTGCTCAAGGTCCGGTATACGCAGATCAAAGTTTAAACGCTCCGGGCAATCAGCCTCAGCAGTATCCACAGCCTCAGTATGGTAGGTTTGGTCGCGGCTTTATGCCTCAGAACAGGGGCGGCTATGACCGGCAGATTGATCGGTTAAGGGGTCAAGGTCAATATGGTCAGCAAGGGGTGCAAGTAGAGTTTATGAATAACCTTTTGAGTGGTCAGCAGCCTGTAGCCGTT